GGTTAGCATACTCTCTTCACTCCCTTATGCGCAATCTAAAAAATCTGAGTTATAAAAAAACCAAATGAAGATCGAAAAAATACCGACAGAAGAACTAATTCCCTACGCTCGAAATGCAAAAAAGCATGACGCCGCGCAGGTTTCAAAACTCGCCGGATCCATTCGCGAGTTTGGATTCAACAACCCAGTGCTCATCGACAAGGACAACGGCATCATCGCGGGGCACGGTCGCGTGATGGCGGCGCAGAAGTTGGATATCAAGGAGGTTCCTTGCATCCGGCTCGGCCACCTTACCGACAATCAACGCAAGGCATACATCCTAGCCGACAACCGGCTTGCAGAAGTCAACAGCGGCTGGGATGAAGAATTATTAAAGCTTGAAATCAAAGACATCGACTGGGGCGATATCAAAGGACTGAGCGTCGATGACTTTGAATTTGGCGAGATCGACTTTAAAGAAGACGATGCCGAAACCTCAGACGCCGACGCCGAACCCCAGATCGACAAGGCCGAAGAACTCCGCGCCAAGTGGGGCGTCGAGCCTGGGCAACTTTGGGAGCTTGGCGACCATCGGTTGCTGTGCGGGGATAGCACGAAGAAGGAGGATGTGGATAAAGTGATGGGCGGGGCGACGGCCAACATTATGATAACAGATCCTCCATATGGAGTTGATTACGCAGGAATACATAATGACGATGCAGCAGGGCTTCCTGATTTATTGAATTCTGCATTTCGTCTTGCAGATGGAGTTCTTGAGCATGGATCGTGTTTTTATATTTTTTATCCAGATATTCATGCCTACGAATTTATTTCCGCAATAAGAAATCAAAAATGGAAGCAAGCAAGACCGCCGGTCTTGCTTTGGATCAAAGACCAATTTGTTTTTGGTAGAGGGGATTACCATTCTCAATCAGAGCCAATTCTATACGGCTGGAAAGATGGGGCCGCTCATCATCCTGTTCATGACAGGTCTCAAAGCAATGTCTGGAATTTTCCGCGACCAAAATCAGCAGAAGGCCACCCAACAATGAAGCCTGTTGAATTGATCGTCAAAGGTTTAAAAAATAGCAGTAAGGCAAAACAAATTTCATACGAGCCCTTCAGCGGCAGCGGCACAACCATCATCGCCTGCGAGCAACTTGGCCGCAAATGCCGCGCCATCGAAATCTCGCCCGCCTATGTCGCCGTGGCGATCCAGCGCTGGGTCGATGCCACGGGCAAAGAACCGCGTAAAATTTAATGCCAAAGAAAACTCCAGCACCGCCAGCGTCCGATCTTCAAGGCAAGATCCGCGAAGCCGAGTTTAAGAACATCCTTCAAAAACTGAAGGATGGGAAGACCCTGACGGCACGTGAGTCTAAGATTGCTTCCGAGTTTGCCGCGCAGCGGGACGGGAAGACCAAGCCGTTGACGCAACAGGAAGTTGCTAGGGCTTGGGGGATGACGCAGCCGAATGTGCATAAGATGGTGAAGGCGGGAATGCCGCTGACATCCATTGAGGCTGCAGAGGAATGGAGGAAAGAATGGCTGAAGACTCACGGGCGGGGAGACACCGCACCGGAAAGCATACAGGAGGCAAAGCTAAGGAAGACTTTACTGGAATGCGAGAAGATCGAATTTTCGCTTTCGGTTGATCGCGACGAATACGTTAAGCGAACCGAGATCCGCGAAGCCGGAATCCGCATCGGCGCTATCTTCAGCGCCAAACTCGCGGCATTGGTCAACGACGCATCGGGCGCATTGGCAGGGCTCGACGAAGCGAGCTTGCGAAAGAAACTACATGAGCGCACGCAGGCTATCCTGGCTGAGATCCGAAATGAGCTTGAGAAGGTATAAAAATATGACATACGAAACACGAACAACAAAAGTGATAGTCGGAGTAAAGGGAGAGCAAATATTTGACGACAGCGTCACCGAGATCGAGATCGTAGACGAGGCCGCTGGGGAGTTTCTGGAGGTCAGCCAAGATGGAGGCAAGCTACGCTTCGACAAAGAGGAATGGCCGCACGTCCGCGACGCTATTGAGAAGATGTTTAAGTTGTGCCGGAATTACGACTAAGTTAAAGCGAGGCTTGAGCTATGACAAAAAAAGAACTTTGGGAAATTTACTCAAAACGCAACCCTTCATTCGACAGTGAAAAAGGAAACGTGACGCTATCCGCCGCCGGTCTTCGGAAAATGTTTGAAACAACATGGGATGTTGCCATGCATAAAGGAGAAGCGGAGCCGACTTCTAAACAGCCGCCGTCGGGGAATCTCGACGCGCTCAAGCAAATTTTTGGAATGCGATGAACCCACTCGCACAAGGCATTCGCGACGGCATCAAGCTGGCATTTGACGGCACGATACTCGACTGGGCAAGCGACCACGTCAGTTTTCCCAACTCAGACCGCGCTTCGCGCTTCGACCCGTCGGTGGCGCCTTGGCTCAACGCGCCGCTGTTGGCCGCAAGTGATGACGAGACGACGCAGGTCTTTCTTCGCGCACCGACTGGGGGCGGGAAGACTACGATGATGGAAACGCTCGCTTGCTTCATCGTTGCACAAAAGCCTGGGCCGACTTTATTCGTAGGACAGACTGATGACATGGTCAAAGACTGGACAGAGTCGCGCTTGTTGCCCATCTTCAACGAATGCCAGCCTGTTCGTGACTTGTTCCCAGAAGACCGGCACGCCTTACGCAAGACAACGATTCTCTTTCCGCACATGGTATTGTTCGCAGGCGGCGCGAACATGACCAACCTTCAAGAGAAGTCGATGCGCTATTGCATCGGTGACGAGGTCTGGCGGTGGAAAAGCGGCATGATAAAAGAGTTAAAGGCCCGACATCACGACAGATGGAACCGAAAGACGCTGCTAGTTTCGCAAGGATGGGACGCTGGGCACGAAGCGGACGCGGAATGGGACAGCGGGACGCGGGAAGTCTGGGGCTGGACGTGTTCCCATTGTGGGAACTGGCAACGATATCTGTTCGACCAGATCGAATACACGTCCGAACGTGACGAGAAGGGCGGCATATTGTGGGATAAGGTGCAGGACTCGGTGCGAATGAAGTGCGAGCACTGCGAAACGCGATACAAAGACGACGCCAGCACTCGACGTAACCTTGCAAATTCTGCAACGTATCGCGCACTCAACCCGCATCCGGTGCGGGGGCATCGATCGTTTGAATATCCGGCCTACGCCGTCTGGTGGATACCTTGGTTTTCCATTGTGAAAGAGTGGATCGAGGCCAACGAAGCCAAGTCATCCGGCAACCTGGAGCCGCTCAAACAATTTATTCAAAAGAGAAAAGCGCAGACTTGGCAGGACGAAGTCACAAGCGACTTGCCGGAGATCACCACCGGCGACTATGCGAAAGCTGAATATCTTGAAGGACAGAAAATCGACGGCGAACACAGGCGCTTTATGTGCGTGGACAAACAGCGCGATCACTTCTGGGCCGTCGTCCGCGCATTCCGAGTGGACGGCTCGTCAATGCTATTGCACGAGTCGCGCCCGCTGACTTGGGAAACGCTCGACGCCATTCAACAACAATTCGACGTTGTTCCTAGGTGCGTTGTCGTGGACGCCGGTTACGACACTCCGCTTGTTTACGAACAATGCGCTAGGCGTGGGTGGACAGCTTCGCACGGTTCGGGGCAGGACGGGTTTTATCATATCGACAACGGCAGGCGCACTCGCCGCTTCGTTTCCAAGATCGAAGGAGCGCAGGCCGGATCGGACGGACTCAAATGCGCGTATTTCTTTTTCAGCAACGAAGGCATCAAGGATAAATTGGCGTCACTTCGACAGGCTGACGCCACGCCGAAGTGGGAAGTTGCGCGTGACGTGTCCGAAGACTATCGCAAGCAGATGTTGTCCGAGATGAAAAAGGACGTGACCAACTCCAAAACCAAACAAGTCGAGCAAAGATGGGTTCGCATCGGCGGACGCCCGAACCACCTTTGGGACTGCGAGTGCATCGCGCTCGCGTCCGCTATGCTCGCAGGCGTTTTGCCGATAGGGGAGAATTGACACAACGAACATTTAAATGGCGATGAACAAATCATTTTTTGGCCTGCCGCTTGCAACTCTGCAAGAATTGCAGGGCGACTTTACCGCTTGCCTCAAGGCAATAGCCGTTGCAGGCGCGTCGTATAGCATCGCAGGGCGCTCGTTTACTCGCGCTAATCTTGCCGAGGTCGCTCAGACGATAAAGGAATTGCAAGCCGCTATTGACAATGCGAGCGGAACACGTATAAGGAAGTTCACTCCGACGTTTCCAACCCAGCGCCCATAATGCAAGACATCATCACAAAAGCCCTTTCTCTTGTTGCGCCCAAGGCCGCGCTGGATCGCATGGTCAACCAGGCGAAGCTTCGCAATTTCGGGCGCTTCGACTCAGCCTTGACGAGCGAAAAGCGCGGGATCTCGCGCGGCGTGTCCGGCGGCGAAGATACCGCAGGAACTCGCGAAAGACTCTCTCTCATTCGAGCCGCTCGCGATCTCGCCGACAACTTCCCACCTGTTCGTTCGCTCCTTCTCAAATTTGCAACTTATGTTTCGGGACGCATCGCATACCAAGCACGAACCGGAGATCATGAAGTCGATACAAAAATTGAAAAGTATTGGCAGAAGTGGATGAACGAGTGCGATTTTTTGGGGCGTCATAATTTCACAACGCTTTTGCAGCTTGCAGTCACGGCAATGCTTCGCGATGGCGACTGCGGATTCATTATTGTTCGTGACGGAGAAGACCTAAAATTGCAAAGCGTCGAAGCCGACCGCATCGGATCGCCTTACGACAGAACAGATACCGACAAATATATTGGCGGAATAAATGTTGACGATTATGGAAGACCCGTTTCATACACTATTTTCACGCGTACTATCAATAACCAGTATATTTCTCCTGTTGATATTGTTGCAAAAGAGTTTATCCACCTATTCGATGCGGCAAGACTTGACGAATATCGTGGGCGGTCTGCTTTCGCAACTGCGTTAAATGCAACTCGCGACTTGCAAGAAGCAATCAAGGCCGAGGTGCAGGCGATCAAGTATGCTTCGTATCAAAGCGGTGTCATCACCACCGAATCAGGCGCAGCCGACGCAGGGGACTACTTCGCCAGGGGAAATACAAATGATCAAGGCCAAGTCGCACGCCTTCAGTCTCTCGACCCTGGCACGGTCAATTACCTAACCGCCGGCGAGAAGATGGAAATGTTCAAGTCGGATCGTCCGACCGGAGCATTCGGAGAATTTATCCGACTCATTCAAGCCCATATTTGCATGGCCGTCGGTCTTCCTTACGGATTCGCCTTCGACGCCGATAAGAGCGGGCCTATGGCACGGATGGAAGCAGCAATGGCAGAGCGCACGTTTCTCCGCTGGCGTGGACTGCTAGAAGGTAAATTCCTAGACCGCATCAAGAACATTATCCTTCTCGATGCCGCCGCACGCGGACTCATTCCAGATTCCGAATTTCTTCTCGACGGCCGCTGGTGCTGGCCTGCCAAGGTTTCGATTGATTACGGACGCGAAGCGAATGCCGACATCAACCTTTGGAAGGCAGGACTGAAGACAGCCGGACAAATTTACTCCGATATGGGAGAAGATTACGAGGAAGCACTTCGCGCACGGGCCAAAGAAGCGAACATGATCAAGGAGCTTGGACAAGAGTTCGACATCCAGCCTTCACGCATTTCTGATTCTGTGCCGGTCACGGCGATTGATACAATTTTCGACGAAAGCAAAAACGAAGCTCCGCCGCTTATCGAGAGCATCGGCATTGGTGGAACGGATGCGCTTTCGGGCATCCTCGCTTCGCTCGGTCGCGGCGAACTTTCCGCTGAACAAGTCGCCGTCATCCTTCGCGTTGTCTTCGGAATGGACGAGGCGAACGCAAACAAGATCATCAACGCCGAACCAGCCGCGCCAGCAGCACAAGACGCAGCGCCGTCCGCATTCGCTGACGAGAACAAGCCAAGCAAAGGCATGGTAGAAGAGGCACTAAAGGGCTTAAAGTGGCGCGAAGAATACAACCGAGGCGGAACCGCCGTCGGGGTTGCACGCGCTCGCGATATTTCCAACGGCAAGAACTTGTCTGACGATACCGTCAAGCGGATGCACTCGTTTTTTTCACGCCACGAAGTCGATAAAAAGGGACAGGGTTTTCAACAAGGGGAAGACGGCTTCCCATCCGCAGGCCGCATTGCATGGGCATTGTGGGGTGGAGACGCAGGACAGACTTGGGCCGCTGACAAAGTGAAAGGGATGCAGGCATCCGCACCGGAAACAAAGAAGGTCACGCTCGCCGTTCGCGATTCTTTCGGACGTATCACAGCACTTGAGGCAAAGCACGAACTCGTTATGCCGACTCCCGAAGGAAACGAAGAGCAAGACGACTTCATTGGCCGCTGCATGGTGAGCGGAACGATGTCGAGCGAATATCCAGACGAGAGCCAACGCGTAGCCGTATGCTCTGCACAATGGGAGAAAAAATAAATGATCATTCACGGCATAGCACTTGAAGCAAAGAAAGCACTCATCACCGGAGTCCATCAACCCGGCGACGACTACCGCATCGCGCTTTACAGCGCAGCGGCAAAGATAGGGCCGACGACAAAAGCCTATACAACAGACGGCGAGATAAAGGGCATGGGCTACACCGCCGGAGGCGTAACGCTAAAGGGACACCGCACAGGCATCATCGGCAAAAATGCTTTCATCACGTTCGACGATGTCATCCTAAAATCTGCAACATTCTCCGCAGCTGGAGCGATGATCTACAACGCCAGCAAAGGCAACGCCGCCTTGATCGTCTTGAACATCGGCACGGAAAAGCACGTTTACAACAGCACTTTTGAATTGAAATTTCCAAAGCCAACCGAAACCAGCGCATTGATTCTACTCGCATAAATATGAAACCGACCAACCCAATTATCATCGACGGAGAAACCTACGATCTCTATACGCTCAATTTAGCAGTCACTTCAAAGTATCTTGGCAACGGAGGCGAAGACGCCAGCATTGCAATGCGCCTCGTGCCGACGCGAATAGACAACGGTCAAGTCATAACAGCAGAGGCCGAAGCTCGCGGACTCTCTATCGGAACGCTTGAGGGGGCGGACGCAGTAACAACACAAACCGCGCTTTCAATTCAAGCCGCGCTACAAACATTTATCGACGCGAAAGGACTCTAAGCCATGGCAAATTATCGCGCCGTAGCATCTGGGAACTGGAGCGCAGGAGCAACATGGGGAGGTGGCGCAGTCCCTCCAAATGGTGCCGGTCACAGCATATATTCAAATACTTTCACGGTCACCGTGGATATAAATGTTGATGTCGCATTAGTTACTAATGCAGCAAGTGCAGGTACATTTGTAGGTGGTGGAACTGCCGCATTAGGGGGCACATTTCCGCTCAATAACGGAGTAACAATGACGTCTCCTATTACGGCTAGTGCTTCGGCGAATTGCGTATCTTTTGCGGGAGTTTCTCCGAACACAGCGACTATTGTCGGAACCGTGACGGGTGGAGGCTCGACTGCTGTCGGCGTTGCCAATAATAGTTCTGGAACTTTGCTTGTTACTTCGGCGGGAACAAATACGGGCCGCGCTTTTGCAAACGCTTCAAGCGGCACTTTAACCATAACCGGAAACTGCACCGCAACGGGAGGCGGTGGATCAACTCCATTGCTAACCAACAGCGCGGGCGGAGTTGTTAATATAATTGGCAACGTGGTTGGTGGATCTGGAGGCGGAAGTAACGGTGTAAATAATACCTCAAATGGGGCGGTGAATATAACTGGCAACGTCACAGGAGGATCGGCTGCTATAGGAGTAAACAACACAAGCTCAGGACTGATAACCATAGTGGGCAATGTTACGGCGGGGGCATCACAACTTGCAGTCAGTTCGACCACGGCAACGGTGAGAATAAGCGGATCATTTATTTATGCCATTGACGGCTTCGCCCCTGTTTACGCGCTGCGTATTATTTTAAGCACAACTCCGACACTAGCAAAGACCCGCTATGCGCTCAACGGCGCAGGAACCTATGTGGATATGTTCACAACGGACAATTCATTTGGACAGGCAAGCATTTCAGATGTGCGTTTTGGGACTGTTTACGCCAGCGGAACATTGACCGGGATTGCATATATTCCAAACGCCGGATCGGTGGCGGCAGGCGTATTAGTCGGAAGCGGAGGGGTCACAGGAACGGCAACGCTAACAGAGGCCAACGTCCGAGCCGCAATGGGCCTCGCCACCGCAAACCTCGACACTCAACTTGCCGCGATACCTACAGCGATAACAAATGCCGCCGCCGTCTGGGATGAGCTTATGTCAAGCCACACGACAGACGGAACCTACGGCGGCAGGGTCGTGAGATCGACCAACGCAAACAACGAATTGCAACTAAACGCGCAAAACCACGCAGCCGCAAATGTTCACCAATTTCAAGCCGCCGTCATCGAGTCGGTAGCCTTCGCCACAAGCGCAGTCACGCTTTTTACAGGCGCGATGCGGACGGAACTTACGCCAGAACTCACCGAGATAACCGAGGTTCACGCGATCCACGGACTCGACATAGCAAACGCGCTCACGGTCACGCCAACTCAGCGATCATCCGGCGCGATCACGCAAGCGATTACCGGAGACGGCACGACAAACACCGTAGTAACGAGGGTCTAAGCGGATGCTAGCTTCCCTGCTCATCGCAACGCAGGGCTTAATGCCAAGCCCAACGCCGCTTTCAATCGGCGCGCAGGGCTTGCTGTTCATTTCAGTCGTTCCGCCCGTTCCGATTAACCCAATCGATCTGCCTGGGGGCGGAGGACGAGGGCGCGAAGAACGCAAAGTCACGGCTACCGTTCGCGGAGTCCGTCTTGTTTTCTCGGTCGCAGATGTGGAAGTGTGCGCAGGGTCTCGCACGCAAGTCGTAGGCTCGTCTTGCTTCTCCAATGCTGGACAGGCAGAGCTTTTCGCCAGCACAAGCACGATGGTTCTAGGTGCTCGCACTCACGCCAGCGCAAATCGCCCGGAGATCAGATTTTCTATGTCATTCGACGTTGTTGGATGCGAAGAAGAGAACGAACTTGAAGTTTATTTGATGGCACAAGCGGCGATGGAATTAATGGACAGCATTTGACATCCGCGCCTTCGCATGGATGTCATCGAAGGTGTCTCAATAATTTCAATCGGCGAAGCAAAGGGCCACGGGCTTTATGTTGACGAACAAACTTTGATGGAAGTCAAAGAGTGCGCGGAGTCATACAAGGGCGGCGTCAAGGTCAACCTCGACCACGGCGCCGGCATCAAGGACATCGTCGGATTCGTAAACAATTTCCGCATCGTCGGATCGCAACTCTTGGGCGATCTCAACCTTCTTCAAACATCGCCAATGCGCGACTACGTCTTGGAGATTTCCAGCAAACTTCCTGACACGTTCGGCATCAGCATCGCATTCAGCGGGCCGATCCGCGAAGTGGATGGAATGGACTTCGCAAGTTGCACCGAACTTTACAGCGCCGATCTCGTGCAAACTCCTGCCGCAAATGCGACCGGGCTTTTCAGTTTCACCGCCAAGCAAGTTGACAAATTTTTCAAACAAATGGAAGACGCAACAATCGAAATCGAACCAAAGGAGGACGAGGTCAGCATCGCCGACATCGTTTCTCGTCTCGCCGCTCTTGAAACCGCCTTCGGCGACTACAAGAACAAAATGGAAATGCCACCCGAAGAGATGGCAGCCGAGCCTATGAAGGAAGAGATGGCCGCTGAACTCAGCGCAATTTCCAAGCTCGAAGCCAAGCTCGACACTATCATCAGCAACTTCGGAGCCGCCCCAGTAAAGGCTTCGGTAGTCGCAGAAGAGAAAGCCGAAGAGAAATTCGACTTGAAAACGATCATCACCCAGAAAACCGAGGAACTCGGCAGCCGCACCGAAGCGATCCGTTTCGCAATGCGCAACCACCGCGAAGCCTACATCGAAGCCCGCGACAACAACCAACTCAACTTTTAATCCAAACTAATTTATGGCAACACAAAACGACAACGGTATTCGGAGCTTTAGCTTCGCATCCGCGATCACCGCGAACACGCTCGTCAACATATCGGGCGCAAACGCTGCGCAAGCAGCATCAACCGGCGCCAACGCCATCGGAGCCGTTCAAAACGACGTCGCCGCTGGTG